TGGCTGGACGATCTGGTGCCGGCGCTGGCGCGGACCCCCTCGAGCGGCTGGCGCTCTACCGCGAACGGGCGGACGTGATCCGTGCCGCCGTCGGCCTTGGCTTTCGCGGCAGCGATGTCCTCGCTGAGCTCGCTCGTGGCCGCGTCGGCCGAGCGGCGGGCCCGGAATCTCGAGATCCTGGCGGCGATGACGGCGCGCCTCGACCACATCGACTTCACGCCGTCGGAGGCGGATCAACCGACGAGTCGCTCGACCCGGCCGCCGATGCCGACTGATGGCTCCGCCGAAGCCGACCCGCGCGACTCGATCCCCCGCCGGACGACGCACGGCGGGCCCTACGGCGCCGCCATCCTCGATCGCGTCCTCGCCAGCTACGGCCGCTGACGGTGCCCTTCAAGAGCCAGGCCCAGCGGCGCAAGCTGTACGCGACGGATCCCGCCTTGGCCCGACGCTTCGAGGCCGAGACGCCGAAGGGCAAGTCTTTGCCGGAACGGGTGAAGCCGAAGCGGTCATCCGCGAAGTCGCGCACTACTGCCAAACCTATTGCCCGGTCCAGTTCGCGTGCATCGAAGGGCGCTGCCGGCTATGGCGCGAAGAACAAGCCGCGGCGACGTTCCTCGGCCTCAAAGCCCCGGGCCCGGCCGAAGCAGTAGGCGTCCTCGGCCAGCCCGTCACCGCGCTCTGACGTGGGCCGGCCGACGAAGCCCCTCGAGCCCTGTTTGGTGTGTGGCCGGCAGGATGGTCAGGGCGTGAAGGTCAAACGCTTCGGGCTGCGTGTCGGTCTGCACGCCTCCCGAGGCGCAGGCTCGATCTGCCTCTGTGAGTCGTGCTGGTTCGACGGTCCGCGGCGGAACATGAGCCGGCGCCGGCTGCGGCCGGCATGAGGGCCGCGCCGCTCAAGGGCGACTGCAAGATCTGTCAGGCACCCGAGCCGACGCGGCTGGCGATCAACATGGCGATCTGGCCGGCCGAGGGCATCGTCCGCCACGCCGAGTACCGCGCTCGCGCCGTGGCCGCCGGCCTCGCCTCGAAGCCGCCGCTGGCGATGGATCCGAAGACCGTGACGACGCACGCCGAGCACATCGAGGCGAGCTGGCGCGAACTCGCGCCAGGTGATCGCTGGCGCGCCGGCGAGCGACCGCTGACACACGACTTCACGTCGGTCATGGATGCCAACGTCCGCGTCGGCGCCCGGGCGACCGAGCTCATCGGCTGGCTGCTCGAGGAGCACGGCGACGTCATGGCCGTCTTCCAGCCGAAGTTCGTCCTCGACGTGGCCGCCAAGCTCGGCGTCGGCGCGGCCGAGAAGAAGGAGGCCGCCCGCTTGAAGAACCGCGGCCAGGGCGAGATCAACGTCCTCGCCATCTTCGCCGCCTCGGCCGGCTATGCCCGCGCCCCGGGCGATGATGCCGAGCGGGCGGCGACGATGGTCAGGCTCAAGGCCGACATCGCCGCCGAGCGCAAGCTCCTCGCCGAGCGGGCCGGTCGGTGAGGCCGACGTCGGCCGACTTTGCCACCGCCTTCGCCGAGTTGCCCTCGCAGCACCGCGCCTGGCTCGGCGACGGCGACATCGAGACGTGGGCCTACTACGGCCTCGGCATCATCCTCAACGACGCCCAGGTCGAGCACCTCGCCGATGTCATCCGCTGGCCGCCGGGCTCGATCCACGTCTGGCGCTGGGCCAACCGGACGGGCAAGACGACGGGCCTCGACGTGCTCTACGGCTGGGCGGCCTGGTACAAGTGGCGCTTCGAGGCGGCCGAGTTCGACGACTGGTTCGGCCGGCGCTGGAAGGCGCTCCACGCGGCCCCCCTCGGCGAGCTCGCGGGCAAGGCGTACGAGCTCTGGGCGGAGATCATCGCCGGCACGGCCGAGCAGCAGCGCGACCCGATCAACCAGCGCCAGCGGCCGGCGCTCCTGGCGCCCTTCTTCCGGGCGACGAAGACGATCGACGCGAACGACGTCGACCGGCCAGTCGTCGAGTGCGCCAACGGCGCGGCGATCGACTTCCGCTCGACGCAGGGCGGCGCCGGCCGTCTCGAGTCTGACCAGTGGTGGCTCTTGGGCTGGGACGAGTTTCCGCGCCAGCAGCCGGCCGACGACATCCCGGTCCTGTTCGACCAGACGTTCCTGCCGCGCAGCTCGGACTTCATGGCGCCGATCATCCTCGCCGGCACGGCGACGGCCGCCAGCGAGTACATCTACGCCGAGCTCGAGGATTACGCCGACGCGTCGCCCGCCGACTGGAACTTCACGACCGCGGCCCGCTCGCGCAACTTCGCCGCCAGCCAGATCTCGATTGATCGGCAGACTCGCCTGTCGATCAACAAGGACATCGCCAACCGCTCGGTCGGCGGCGAGCTCGGCGGTGGCGGATCGTCGCTCTACCCGGCCTTCCTGCTCAGCAACGCGTTCGATGCGACGCTGCCCGAGGTCATGCCGCCGCCGGCCGACGAGGCCGCCTGGGCGCGCTTCGCGACGCGCTACGCGTTCTTCACCTCGCTCGACCACGCCCTCGCCCACGACGACAACGTGCTCATCACGACGGCCGTGCCCTGGCCGCCGCACACGATCACGCCGGACAACCCGATCGTGGCCGCCCACATCGAGCTCATCCGCAGCTCGCGAACCTTGACCGGCGACGAGATCCACGCCTACGCTTCGCGGGAGGTCCGGACCTATCGCTCGAAGGCGCTCATCATCGACGCGACAGGCGAGGGCGGGCTGTCGGTCTACCGAAAAGCCCTGCAGGACGGCTTGCCGGCCGTCGACTGCAACCTCCAAGGCCGCGCGGCGAAGTGGGTCACGAACAAGGAGTTCGGCTTGCAGGGCCTCCAACGGCTGTTCTCGTTCGGGCTGCCGGTCAGCGCGACGGAAGGCTTCATCGACGAGTGGCCCACGCCGGCGGGCCCGTTCGGGCTCCTTCGGATCCCGACCACGGGTACGGGCTGGCAGAAACTCCGTCGCCAGCTCGGCGTCATGCGGCGGGCAGATGAGAAGCTCCGCCAGGACGCGGCGATGACGCTCATCCAGCTCGCCTGGTACCTGTGGAAGCTGATCGGTCACGCGATGGCGCCACGGCGCCAGCCGTTCAACATCGTCGCCGGCCAACGGCGCGGTCGGCGGCGCCTGCTACTCGCCCGGAGGTAGGTCCATGTCACGCGATTTCTACCCGCTCGAGGAGGTCCTCCTCGCGTCGGCGTCACGGACGGCGGACCCGACGATGAGCCCGGCCTTCTGGGACTCGAGCCACAAGCCGGGCATCGAGGTCGTCATCGACATGACGACTGTCGGCACGGGCTCGATCAGCGTCTTCATCGAAGGCTCGGCGCCGAGCAAGATCTCCGCGCCAGCGGGCTGGTACACGATCCTCGCCTCGGCTGCGATCACGACCAACATCGTGACCGTCCTGACCGTCCATCCGGGCGTGACCGACGCGGCCAACTCGAAGGCCGGCCGCTCGCTGCCCAAGAAGTTCCGGGTGCGCGTCGTCCACAACAACGCCAACGCCGCGATCTACAGCGTCGACGTCAATCTGCTCGACGCGTAGCCGCCGATGCTGCAGGTCGTCCCGCCGCCCGAGACGTCGACCGACACCGACATCCAGCGTTTGTCGGGCCTCATCGACGCTGCCCGGACGGCCATGGAGGCCGAGCTGCAAGGCGTCCGCCTGCGCTGTCGGACCTACCTCAACTGGTACAGCCCGCCGTACTCGACGGTCCTCGGCACGCACGACGCGTGGCTCGATCCGCTGCAGGCGTCTGACGTCGGCCTGACGCGCTCGAACTTCCCGATCGCACGCGCCGTCGTCGACATCTGGGCCGCCCTCGAGGCGGCGCGGCCGCCGACGGTGTGGGCGCAGCCCGAGCGGGTCGCGCCGGCGCCGCCGTCGCTCGACCAGGCGACGGAGCTGCGGATGCGGCTCGTGCAGGGCGCGATCAAGAAGTTCCGGGCGGCCGAGGCGATGGCTCGGGCGAACGTCGTCCGTGATTTCGCGCGGGCCGACAAGTTCGCCCTGTCGGCGTTCCTGGCGACGCGTCGCAAGAACCTCTACGGCTTTAGCTGGACGAAGGTCTGGCCGCACCCGGCCGAGAAGCGCCCCGTCAGCCACACGCTGCGCAACCCGACGACGGTCTACCCGTTCTGGTCAGACCGCGAGCCGGGCGAGCTCGAGGCCGTCCTCGTCGCCTATCAGCGCAACGCCGCCCGGGCCAACGCGCAGTATGGCCTCGGCTACGACGTCGGCAAGGACGGCTCGATCCTCCTCGGCCGCGACTCGGGCTACTACCGCGACGTCGACGAGCGCTGGGTCAACCAGAGCCGGACGATGGTCTGGGTCGAGGAGTACTGGTGGCGCGACGTCACCTACGACGCGCACGGCTTCGCCACGTCGAGCTCGGTCAAGTGCGTCAAGCGCGTCCTCGATCGGATCGTGTCGAGCCACGAGTACCCGGGCTGGTATCGCCTGCCGTGGGTCTACTGGGAGAACAGCGATGAGCGCGACGCGTTCGGCTGGTCGGACATCGCCGGCGTCATCGACATCAACGACGAGTTCAATCGTCGGCTCTCCCAAGAGGGCGACACGATCGGCAACTACAGCGCGCCGCGGTTCATGCTCACCGGCTCCTTCGCCGGCCGTGACGTCGAGATGCCCGGGCCGTTCGAGCTGATCTCGCTCGCCGACCAGGAGCGCATCGAGCAGATCCTGACCCGGATCGACGTCTACCCGACGCAGCAGCACTGGCAGATCCTGACCGACCTCCTGCACCGCGTCTCAGGATTGCCGCCGATCGTGTGGGGCCTGATCTCGAACGCGCAGACGTCGGGCCGCGCCCTGTCGGCCAGCTGGAAGGCGACCGAGGCCCGCCTCGCGCCGAAGCTCCTGCGCGATGAGCGCAGCTACGACGACTGGCTGGCGCTCGTCCTGCAGTACGCGACGCTGTACGACTGGAAGGGCAGCCGTGACCTGTTCGGTGGCGCCGAGGGCGAGCGCTTCCGCGATTTCCGCTGGGAGTTCCCGCCGATGGAGCCACGCGATTTCATGGAGGTCACGCAGAACGAGATCACGAAGCGCGACGCCGGCCTGACCTCGACCCTCGCCGCGATCCGCAACACGGGCGACGAGGCGGCCGAGGACACGTTCGAGGAGGTGCTCGCCGAGAAGCTCAACATCTTCCTCCACCCGGCCGACGTCCAGGCTTACCTGCTCGCCCAGCGCGCCGAGCTCGACAACATCGCCTACGCCGCCCAGCTCGGCGTCGAGATCGGCCCCGGCGGCGGCGGGCCGTCGGTCGTCAACCCGGCCTCCGTCGCCGGC